AGACAATTGGAAAGAGCTTTACGACGATACAGTTACCATTTGCCATAAGCACCACATGGAGCTTCATAAATTGTATGGCAGAAACCCAGGTCTAGGTACTGCAAAAAAGCAGATGCGCTGGGTAGAGATTCAACGAGACAAACATGGCATGGTATGATAGAATAATTGGTAGAGCGCCAAAGGCAGAAGAAGAAAAACTAAATCCTGTCCAGCCGTACTATGACAATGTTACTCAGCCCACTCGTGAGCCGTATAAAAGCTACGAGAATGCTTACGAAGACCTCGAGATTGTCAACCGAGGCGTAAACCTAATTGTAGATGATTGTGCAGAAATAAACACAATCGTTAGCAGAGAGAGTAAGATTCCAGGAGTTATAAAGGGTGTAAAAGCAAGTCGAGTAGATTTGCTTCTCAACAAAGAACCAAACCCTTTTCAAGATATTTCTTCATTCCGTCGCAATCTTTTTACAGACTATCTGCTAGATGGAAATATTTTTATCTACTATGATGGCGTACATATGTATCATTTGCCTGCGAGCAAGATGACAATTCACGCTAGTAAAACAACATTTGTAGATTACTATAGTTTTGATGGAGGAGTACAAAAGTTTACTCCAAGTGAGATTATTCACGTAAAAGAGAACTCGTTTTACTCAATTTATAGAGGAGTTTCTCGACTGAAGCCCGCACTTCGCACAATGGTTTTGATGCGCCGTATGCGAGACTTCCAAGACAATTTCTTCAAGAATGGAGCAGTTCCAGGTCTTGTACTCAAGTCGCCAAATACGTTATCAGAGAAAATCAAAGAGCGTATGATTCAATCTTGGCAGGCTCGTTATAGTCCTGATGCCGGAGGCCGTAGACCTCTTATTCTTGACGGCGGAATCGAAGTAGACGACCTATCAGATGTAAACTTCCGCGAACTTGATTTTCAAGCTGCAATTGCAGAGAATGAAAAAATTATCCTGAAAGCACTTGGTGTACCTCCAATCTTGCTTGACTCAGGAAACAATGCGAACATTCGTCCTAATATGCGTATGTACTATCTTGAGACGATTCTTCCTATTGTGAAAAAATTGAACGTAGCATTTGAAAGGTTTTTTGGTTTCTGTGTTACTGAAGATATTACAGACATACCTGCACTTCAACCAGAACTGAGAGATGCTGCAGCGTATTATACATCACTTGTAAACTCTGGTATTATTACACCAAACGAAGCCCGAGTAGCAATGAATTTTGTAGAAATGGACGGCTGTGAAACTATACGTGTTCCAGCAAATATTGCAGGAAGTGCAGTAGACCCATCACAAGGTGGGCGCCCAGTAGAAGAAACAGAGGAATAAATATGTCCGCAACAATGCGAGCAAAACGAAAAGTTATCCTTGATTTGTACACACAAATGAAGATTCATGGACTTACTACATCATGTACCTATAATGAGTATAAAGCAGCTGTAGGTTCTGCTGCAATCAATCCAAGAGCAATTGCAAAAGGTTGGAGGGGTCGTTGGAGCGTAGTAATGAGCCAAGTAAAAAATACTTATCCAGATATTGATGTTGTAATAAATCCCATAATTCAGCATGAAGTTGAAAAAGAAGAACCTAAACTTTCAGGTTTGGAAGCGCTCAAAGCGATGAGTGTGAAAAAGGAAGAAGAAGATGGAAAAGATTTTTAATCTAACCTCCACTTTTAAAGCCCTCGACGAAGACGACGGAGGCGTTCACATTTGCGGAATGGCCAGCACTGCGGACTTTGACCGCGCTGGAGATACGATTGAAGCAGGTGCTTGGACAAAAGGTGGTCTAAACAACTTCGAAAAGAATCCTATTATTCTTTTCAATCATAACTATGACAAGCCAATCGGACGCGCTACAGGACTAAAAGTCACTGAAAACGGTCTCGAACTAAAGGCTAAAATTTCTAAATCTGCGCCCGATCATGTGGCACAGCTTGTTAAAGAAGGCATTCTTGGAGCTTTTTCTGTTGGTTTCCGAGTCAAGGATGCTGATTACCTAGAGGAAACTGACGGATTAAAGATTAAGGACGCTGAGTTGTTTGAGGTATCAGTTGTATCTGTACCTTGTAATCAAGCAGCTACTTTCTCTCTGGCGAAGTCTTTTGACTCTATGGAAGAGTACGAAGCCTTCAAGAACACATTCAAAACCAATAGTGTAGATCTAGCCGGTCAGTCTCTGGCTAAGGATGAAGATTCATTAGTAGCTAGTGAAACACCGGATGAAACCGAAAGCTCGGTTCAAAAGGAGATCAATATGTCGGAAGTACAAACTCCCGAAATCGACTTGGATGCATTCGCAAAGCGAGTGGCAGAAGAAACTGCTGCGAAGATTGCGATGAAGCAAGCCGAAGAAAAAGCAGCTGCTGAAGCAGACGCTAAAGCCGCTGAAGAAGCTGAAGTTGCTAAGGCAGCTCAGGAAGAAGAAGTCAAGCAGACTATCCGCACTGGCATCGAGTCAGGCGCAGAGCGTCTTATGGCTGATATGAATGCTAAGCTCGCAGAAAAAGATGCAGAGTTTGGTAAAGTTGTAAATGAGTTTAAAACTCAACTTGAAGAGAAGAACGAAGAGCTTACGAAAATGCGTGAGTCAAAGCGTGTATTCTCTGACCGTGATGGTAATGCAAACATCAAGGGCAACAAGGACCTTATGCACGCTCACCTCTATGGTGTAATTACTGGTAAGGGCTTTGACACTGACTACGCTCGTGATATCTTTGAGAAGGCTGGTATCCAGTACGCTACTGCGAATGGCGGTGCTGCTAACGATATCGCTCAAGAAGTATCTACAATGATCGAGAAGGAAATCCAACTCGAGCTGCGTACAGCTAACTTGTTCCGTGAAATGCAAGTAAATGGTAAGTCTACTGTTATCCCACTGCAGACTGACACAAGCCTTGCTTCTTGGGGCACTAACGCACGTGCAGGCGACATTGACACTTCTGCATCAGCATCTGCAGGTTCAACCAACGTTACTAACCGTGGCGCTGATAAGAACCAGTTCGATATGAACCAGAAGATCATTACTGTAGAGCGTCTGTTGTCAACTACTTATCTCGATAACTACATCGACGAAGAAGTACTTGTAAACTTGATGCCTATGATGGCTGAGAACATTGCACGTTCACACGCTCGTGCTGTAGATAGCATGATCGTTTCAGGTGTAAATGGTATTACTGCATTGCCAGGCCTACAAGGTCTCGCAGCTGCCGTATCAGCAATGGACGGTCGCTTCGGTGGTACCGGTGAAGCAGCTTCAATCTCTGCAGGCAACGCAGCAAGTACAGCAATCACTGCTAAGCATCTTGTAAGCCTCCGTCGTGACATGGGTGTATATGGCTTGAACCCACAAGACGTAGTATACATCGTATCACAGGACGTTTACCATGACCTCATCAACGACGTAGAATTCGATAACGTATTCGAAGTCGGTTCAGACGCAGCTCTGAAGTTGACCGGTCAGGTTGGTGCGGTATATGGCTCACCTGTAGTTATCTCTGATAACCTTACAACAGGTAATACACAAGGCGACAACGTCGGTGTATTTGCAGTCAATGTACGTAACTTCGTTATTCCACGCCTCCGTGGTGTGAACATCGAGCAGGACTACCAAGTCACTGAACAGCGTCGTGTACTCGTAGGTACACAGCACATGGGCTTTGACGAGTTGTTCGACTCATCAGCAGCAGGTAAGGCCGCAGCAGTTCGTTTGAACGTAGGCTAATACTTACTACTAATGACCTGGGGAGGTTCGCCTCCCCAAGTTTTTACTAATTGACTTATGGCGAATTTAATTACAGTAGACAAATATAAAGAGCTCGAAGGTATCTCCTCTACCAAGGAAGATACTAAACTGGATATATTTGTTCCAGCCGTGAGCCAATTAGTAAAAACTTACTGTGGAAACAGTATCATTGATTTTTACAATACAGATAAAGTAGAGACTTTCAACATTGACTGGGCTACACATCTTGTTCAACTAACAGAAAGTCCAATTGTATCAGTAAGCTCTGTCGAGATAAGAGAGAATATAACTCAAGCGTATACCGCACTCGAATCAGATGATTACTATATTGATACTACTACAGATAGTATCTTACGCGTTTCAGGCAGTGGCTACAGAAACTGGCCTCAAGGCGCTGGTGCGGTAAAGATTACATATAGGGCAGGGTACTCTTCCTGCCCCCTTGATTTGCAACTAGCAGTTGCCGATCTAATTACATATTATCTTCGAGACGAGCATAAAGCCCGTCAAAGCTTGTCGGGAGCCACGCGAGAGAATGCAGAAAGTAGTATAAGAAACAGTCCTGCTTTCCCAGATCACATCAAACGAGTTCTTGACTTATATAAAAACTTTTAGTGAGTAGCCCTGCTCTAAAAAAGTCTTGCAATCAAATTATTGCAGACTTAGAAGCATCGGCAAATAAACAAGGTAAGACCAGTGCCAGAAGAATGGTAAATAGGCAAAAAGGTCAAATCCTTATTATAAATAGAAGTCGTTTTTCAAAAACTTTATCAGCTTTGCTTCCTCAGCTTTCTGGCAGCAAGAATCAAAAACATCGAGACGCAATATGGGAAGCGTATGATGCAAGGCTGAAAAACTTAGAAAATTATGTAAAAGATGCTAGTAATCCTAACAGGTTACAGGATCTAAAAGACTTTGTAAGAGATAATCAAAGTCTTCTACAGCTTCGAGCAAATGACCATGTCTACTATGTTCAGAGCTATCGAAGCGCTCAGAGAGCTAAAGGAAAAACACTAAAAACAATTGTTCGAAATTATTTTGATACAAAAAAGATTGGGTATGAAGAAGACGATCTAAGACGAGTATCTGGGGCGGACAATAAAGCGGGCGGACAAATAGGACACGCAGAAGTAGTAGGAGGTCAGCAGTTTGGCTCTGCAGTTTCAACTATAAGAGCAGCAAAAGCTAAAAGCGCAGTATCTAGGTTTACTGGAGCAGGTAAAACAGAGCTGAACGATATCATAGGAAAGTATGAAACTACTATGAAATTTGAGCTGGATCACAGCCAAATGTTTGACAAAAATGGAAATTTTAGAAAAGATTATATTCCTGTTTTATCTTGGCAGGGCAGTCTTACTAACCAAGAACAAGCAGTATTAGAAGCAGCAGCAATAGAGGCTCTTATACAAGATTTTAGAGACTTAGCAAATAAGCCCGGCTCTACTACTATGAAACATGGAGTAGCGCAAATACTTCTGGAAAATGTTGCAGGCAAGAAAAGTAAAAATAAAAAAGTAACGGGAAAAAGAAGTAAAAAGATAAAAGAAAAAGGTAAAGGCTCCGCAAGCAAAAAAGTAGGGGTCACAAGAGGAGTAAAAGTAGCAAGAGATAGCACTATTGATAAATCATTAGCGGCTACTACAGCTACCAG